TAAAATATTTTTAAAGGTTTATTTTTAGTTTTATTATATAGATAAATATCCCCAATAATCTTAATTTGTAAATAAAATCAATTATTTTATTTCTTACGAGGTATTTATTAATATGAGAAAAAAAATCATACTAACTGAAAGTAAACTACGTAATCTAGTTAGGAATATAATTGAACAAGTTGAAGACGAGTTTTATAAAATAAGTCCTGAAGAGTATTTGGAGTTAATGAAGTTATCTGGGTATCATGGTAAAGGAATTAGTAAGTTACCAAAGTTTCAAGGTAAACCATTATGGATAACTGGTGATTTAAAAATTAATGACACACCAACGGATTCCTTAGGTAATGTTGGTTATGTTGATGGTAGATTAGATATTTCTAACACAAATGTGTCAGATATTTCAGGTATAAAGGTAAAAGGTTATGTGTGGGATGGTAACACACCTGTTGAAAGAAAAAGAAAAGCGCGTGAACTAGCAATAAAAATGGCTAATGGTGAGGAAAGAAGACAGAATAATGAATGGTCAATTGATGATACGGATGATGAAGGTCTTAAAGCCAATGCGTTATTTAAATGGTTAGTGGATAATGGTGACCTTGTAGAGTTAGATGACGAACAAAAAGAAATCCTTAAAAATTTAAAGATTGAGTTAGAACAAGTAACTGAGGAGTACGATAAAGAAGAGGATTCTGATAGATATAATCAATTGTATGATAGAATTAGTGAAATTGAGGGGGAAATAAGTGAATTGGAAGAAAACGTTGCGGACGTTTATAATATATTTCCAACCACTTATAAGTTCTATGATATGGAACAATTTGAAGTTATTGGTGTTGATGGTTTAGTTGGTAGAGCGTATTCTGTTGGTACAGACTCGGAAATGGATGAAGGAGCCTTAGATTATGCCAATGGAGTTATTAGGGATTCAGGTATTGAGGGATTTAATGAAAGTTTTATTGAAAATCATATTGATACTGATTATCTTAAAAGTTATGTTGAAGATTGGTATACGGATGATGTTTGGCAAAATCCTGACGTATTCTTTAATGACGATGACTTTGAGTTGACAAAAGAACAAGAAGAACGACAAGAACATTTAGAATCTTATATTGAAGAATTAGATGAATATATTGAAAGAATGGAAGGAGAACAAAATGATTTGGAGGACGAAATTGAAGATGCCGATGAATATTCTCAAAGACACGATGAAATTCAAAAGATGATTGATGAAGCGACCGAAAATCGTGATAAGGCTCAAGACGAATTAGATAATATTGAACCAGATAAAGAACCAACCCAAGAAATGGTTGATAAAGTTGTTGAGGATAAAGTTGACGAGGTATTGGATAACCCAATATCATTTATTAAAGAAATGGGTTTAAATATTAAAGACTTTATTAATGAAAAAGATTTGGCTGAGGCGTTAGTTCAATCCGATGGATGGGGAGTTATGAATAGTTATGACGGAAATTATGATTCAGTAAGTATTGCCAATGAAACATATTATGTTATGAGAGTTGAGTAAGTCTATTCATTTTTTATAAAACTTTATTTATATTTTTTGAGTAAAATGAGTACAGTTAGAAAAAATAAATTAAAGTTTGTGATGGATACCGATTGGTTGTTTGAAGGAATTATTGATTCCGAACAAAAACAATACATCTTACTTGGGTATTTCCAAAAACTAAATAAAAATCTTGAGGAGATGAAGGTGTACCCTATGTTCACCGAACTATCTCTACATTTAGGGAATATCCAAACGTTACTCAATCAAAACCAAATTCTATATACTGAAAAAGTTTTATCGTCCTTTGACGATGAATTAATCATATCTGACCTTAAGGTTAAGAATATCCCTATCATGGCTGAAGATGAGTTTTTGGAATATAGAAAGATTCTAAAATACAGTCACCCAAAATTACAAGATTACTTCGGAATAGCTAAGTCAATATGGTCTATTGTGTACGACTCAATACATATTAATGTTAAAAAGAACAAGAACAATTTAGAATCAAAGACTGGATTTTTTTATTATAAAACTAAAGAGACCTTATATGTTTGGAGATATAATACAAGAAAAGTATCCAAAACAGATGTTCAAAGCAAAACATTTTTGAAATTAATACATCAAGGTAATGAAAATAATTTGACAATTAACGATATTATACTTAATTTTTTGTCAACTAAAGAAAAAGTTAAGATTAATAAATTTCCATTATTTGAAGTTTTATGTGACGAGATATTCCCATTAGAGGAAACACTAATCCCTATATTCAAAAGAAAGATTATGTCCTATATTATTCAAACAGTTAAAAAAAAGAATAACCAAACTAAAAAATTATTACCAAATGGGGTTCAATAAAAGATTTGTTAAATTAGATAATGTGAAAGAGTTTTTAAAGAACAATTATCCGTTATCAAAAGTTTTTTCCGTTGATGCACTTATTTTTACAGATGAGGCCTCCACAAAAGTATTCAAACTATATCAAAAAGGTTTTGAAGATAAAGAAATTTTAAAAATGATTAAGAATGGGGAAATCATTTAATACTAAATTACTTTTGTCAAAATTAAGACAACCATTAGATTTAGAATTTATCAGTTCTAATATATTAAAGACAAATCAATTTGAGGCTAAAGAATATTTGGATGAGTTGGTTGAAGACGGAATCCTAACTAAAGAAAATAACTACTACACTATAAAAAATAAAAAAAAATGACAAGAATCGAGTACATATGGGTTGACGGGTATACACCTGAACCAAATTTAAGAAGTAAAATTAAAGTTGTTAAAGAACAAATTTATAAATTAGACGGTATTCCTGAATGGAATTTTGATGGGTCGTCAACATTACAGGCGGAAGGGGATAATTCTGATTGTATTTTAAAACCTGTAAGAGTTTATTGTTCACTGATTGACACTTCTAAAATTTACGTTTTATGTGAGGTTATGAATCCCGATGGGAAGACTCCTCATGAAACAAATCAAAGAACCAAGTTAGGCGAAGAAGATGAAGATATGTGGTTCGGATTTGAACAAGAGTTTTTTATCCGTGAAGGTAAACACAAACCAATATTAGGTCATAGTGAAGGGTCAATTGAAGGGCAAGGAAAATATTATTGTGGTGTGGGGTCTAATGTTGTTGGTAGAGATATTGTTGAGGAACATATGGATTTCTGTTTAACAATGGGTATTGACATAACAGGAGTTAACGCTGAGGTGGCTTTAGGCCAATGGGAGTATCAAGTATTCTCTAAGGGTAAATTAAAGGCGGGAGATGACCTTTGGATGTCAAGATATTTCATGGAAAAGTTATCTGAAAAATATGGATATTATATTGAATATCACCCTAAACCACTTGTCTATGGTGAATGGAATGGTTCTGGGTTACACACAAATTTCTCAACAGATAAAATGAGAAATAAAGGAGGGGTAAAATACTTCACCGCACTATTCAATTCGTTAGAGTCAAGAAGACGCCAGCATATTGAGGTATATGGTTCGGATAATGAACTAAGACTTACAGGGAGACACGAAACACAATCAATTGATAAGTTCAGTTGGGGTGTTAGTGACCGAGGAGCGTCTATTCGAGTTCCTGTGTCAACGGCTAAAGAGTGGAAAGGGCATGTTGAGGATAGACGACCAGCATCAAATGCGAACCCTTATGAAATAGTCAAAGTTATTTCTGAAACAATTAACATGGCGGATGAACTAGCCGAGACTGTCCACAACATGTATACCAATGTTAGTATGAAAAACTTTGATGAGATAGCAAAAAAATACAATGGAATTCTGACTAGTGAACAACTATTAAACGAATATAAAGAAGATTAATATGGAAAATTTAAAACAGTTTATACCTGTTGAACCTTTATTGGAAAATCGATGGATTATTAAAACTCATCCAACAAAAATTAATCCATACTTGTTTAGAAAGTACAAAATGTATAATGAAGGAGAATCAGTTATCTTCAAAACCGAGTTTTTTGAAACGGTTATGGATACATATAACCCAAAAGAATTATTGGAGATTACTGATATAACTTTAGAGTATTTGGACCCAACAGGAGTTGTTGTTGGTGGATTAAAAATGATTGTTAAGGGTATTAACTTTGAAAGAAAACATTCTTATTCTGGTGATGACTTGATGATAACAAAACTTAGAGTTATCATTGGTGAGACAGATTTATTATTAGTACCAATTAGTTATGGACAACCAAAAGAATAAAGAACAAGTAGACCATCCAGAACATTACCAATTTGGTGAAAATAATGAGTATGAAACCATCAAGGTAATTGATGCTTGGGACTTAGGGTTTTCACTTGGCAACACCGTGAAGTATATTTCAAGAGCGGGTAAGAAAGACCCTACAAAAGAAATTGAAGATTTAAAAAAAGCGTTATTTTATTTAGAACATCACATTAAAACATTAGAAAAAAAGTAAAATATGAGGAATTTAGAAGATATTATAGGTACGATAATTAATGGTGATTGTATTGATGTTATGGCTGATATGCCAATCAATTCAATTGATTTAATTGTGACGAGTTGTCCTTACGGTGTGGGTATTAATTATGATGTTCATAATGATGACGTATATTTTGATGAATATCTAAAATTTACTAAACAATGGTTAACCGAAGCGTATTTGTTATTGAAAGACGATGGTAGAATTGCGTTAAATCTCCCCTACGAAATAAATAGACAAGATAAAGGTGGTAGAATTTTCTTTTGTTCTGAAGTCTATCAAGTTATGAAAAGAATTGGTTATAAGTTCTTCGGTATCGTTGACCTTGAGGAAGACAGTCCACATAGGAGTAAAACAACTGCGTGGGGCAGTTGGATGAGTCCGAGCTCGCCATATATTTATAACCCGAAAGAGTGTGTCATACTAGCCTACAAACATAAACATATTAAGACTGTTAAAGGTGAGCCACAATGGACAGGTGTTGTCACCGAAATTCCTCAAGAAGATGGTACGACTAAGAAAAAAGTTGTTTATGACGATATGGATAAGAAAGAGTTCATGGAATTAGTGTTTGGACAATGGAAATATTTTGCCGACACCAAATCTTTAACAAAGGCAACGTTCTCAATGGATATTCCCACAAGGGCGATTAAGATATTGTCTTATAAGAATGATATAGTTCTTGACCCATTCAACGGAAGTGGAACTTCATGTGTGGCTGCTGAGATATTGGATAGACGGTGGATTGGGATTGAATTAAGTCCTGATTATTGTGAAATATCTCGTAAACGAATACAAGCATTTGTTGATGAGAAGAAACAAACTAAATTAGTTTTTGAAGAAGGGGTTTAATTAACCCCTTTTTTTATTTCGGTATATTTATAGTTATGAAAATTTTAGTAACAGAGGAACAGTATTTTAAATTATTAATTGAACAACAAGTTGATATAGAATTCCCTGAGGATATTGAGGTAAGGTACACTAACTTTAATCCTGATACGAAAAACCAAAGGACGTTTGTTTATATTAATGGTGTTACTAAAGATGACGTTAATAAACTTAAAGAGTTAAAGGATACTAATGTTACAATTAAAGTTAAACTTATTAATATTCTAACGAATGAAACTTTTGAATTCCCGTTAGAGAAAGTTAAATTAACTAAATCTAGTAACGTTCCATATATTACTATTGATGAATACGATAAAATAAAGGGAGAACTTGAGACACATGAAATTAAGTTAGATGAAAACTTTTTAAAGAAAAAAGTATCAGGATTCCCTAAATTCATTACCGATACACTAACCAATCTTTATCCTAATAATTTAGGTAATAATAGTTTTATTGATGGTGTTGGGATATGTAATAGTGAGGTTGGGTTAATTAATATCGAAGGGACGAATGTACCAAACCAAACATGGTCAATTTTAAATTACTTTGACACCAATCCGATGGTTATTAAAAAATTAATTGAGTGGTATATGCACGGAGTATTTGATAATAGTCATATACCTGATGAAGTCACGATTAGTAAGTTTGAAGAATGGGTTACTACTAATAAGGAGAAATTATTTAAAGGAGGGGATAGATTAAAAGAACTGGTTGGTCTTAACATCAAATCGTATACGTCAGGAACCAAGACAGAAAATTTAACGATTCAGAAATTAATTGACACCCCATTTAATATAGACCCATCAAAAATCAAACAATTTTGTTCTGGGTCAAACCAAGATAGATATGATGGGAAAGATGTTGAAATAACAACACCGACAGGAATTAAATACGGTCAAATAAAACCCCTAACATGGAGTAAATTTAATGAGGAGACAAATGAGTATGTTGTGAATACATATCAAATGAAAAACTATAAAAGTAAGCCGTTAGACTATATCATATTCACCAATA